TTTATTAAGACCCGGAAGCGAATACTAGGATAACCTAATATGCTATTCTTTGAACAGTTTGATCTGTTACACTAAGAATAGACTATTGTGGAACTTAGGAAGAGCTTCTCCAAACATTTCAGACAAGAACATTTCATGTTCTGATGAAAGGGTAGTTTACTACCTCTAAACTTGGTCTAACAACCAAGAGCCTTTCAAGATACAATAATGATCTTTTAAGAGTAAGGAGGGGTGATTTATCACCTTTCTGTTCATACTGAAGATAATTCTTCAGATTCCATAAATGGGAGGGTCTACCCTCTTTCATGAACAATGCTTTCGCAATCCCAATCTTACCCTTCCGAAATATTTTTCGAAGGGGTCAAGAGATATCTACTGGATGAATCCGTGGTTATCCGCGTATTCATTCCAATAGACAGCACTTGACTGCTGTTTCAACCCAGATTGAAATTCTTTTATCAATCGGATTGAAAGATCTTCCTCGGTAACTTCCTTAGTCTCTGGCTTAGACAATAGTAACTTATCCATCGCGATATCAAATCGTTTTGGAAAGGACTTAAGTGTCTCAATACACTGAATAATCTCATAGAGATTAGACAGTGGCAAGCGGTTCAAATCTTCGGATTCGGTAAGGGATGAAGTGAATAATTCACTCATAGCCTCAACGATCTGTTGATGTTTGACCAAAGCAAGAGTCTGCATGTTTGGGTCGAATATAGAAAAACGACTAGCATGCACCATCCCCGGAGCTCTCACCAATTTCGACAACTTATTATAAGAGTCGAAAAGTTGAGGACCAAACCAGGTCATCCAAGTAAAATCCTCAATGGATTCTTGGAATTGCTCCAGTTTTGCTAAGGACATGTCTGGATCAGGAGATGTAGACATTATACGTACTGCCTCCGATGGATCGGAGAATCAGAAACGTAAAAGTATAGAATATACTTTCTGGAAAGATTTCCAGTAAAGATCTACAGATCCTGGTAGAGCCTTTTGAATTTTCTTGATCATAACCGCTTTAAGGTCATACTCAAGGTATTCAAAAATATCAATCTGGTCCTGGTTAGGTTCCAATTCTGGTTCCAAACCACGGACTAAAGATGATATTAGGCGCTGTGCTCTCGGGAAAGTCATCTCTAGCTTCCCATCAATCATGAACATTTCCGGTGTTCGTTCATTCAAGTGGGTTGCAAAGAAATTGAAAAGGTTCTCCCCCGATGGAGTAACCAATCTCGGTACTATAGATTTGACAACAAATTCTAAGTACTTCGCTTTCACGAGGCCTCTGTAAAGAGCGGATGGACCATATGCCTGGAGAGCTTTAAAATAGTTATCCACGGCCTTATGGGTCTTCATCGCTAGATAAAGAGCTATTTCAACTTTGGATTTAACATCCTTAGCTGAAAGAAGCATCTTTAGACTAATCGCTGAAACATCCACGCCTTTAACAGACGTACGTTTCGCAAACTCGACAACAGTACCAGGGTTTGAAACAACCGATTTGGAAAGGTTGATTTCAACACCTAGCTGTT